AAAAGTAAATAACAAGCCTGAAGTTATATCTGCAATTAGAAAAATTGATGATATAATTGATCGCAAAAGAGAAGAGTTTAATAAGTTAGAAGAACAAATGCAAAAGGAATACATTTATGGCTTTAGCAACTAAAAAGAAAACAAAGAAAAAAATTCTTGCAAGAAAGAAAACCACAGGCGCAAAAGCCGCACCATTGGATGATTATAAAAAACATACTGATTATTTCCATTTTAATGTTGATTCTAAAGAATGTGTTACAATAGTAAAAGCACATATTAAGAAGATTTATAATAGAGAACAATCTAAAGTAATTCTTAAAAATAAAGAATCAATCTTTGCAAAACAATTTGTAGCAGCTTATTGTCATTGGGTAGCAGAAGGTAAAGATGCTCCAGAAGATAGTGTAAATTGGATGACTGGATACTTTGATGAACTATACAATAAAGGTTTATCTATTGTAGAGGAAGTAAAGGCAGAAGAGGCTAAGAAACCTAAAAATGTATATGTGCCTAGTATTCAAGAACGTATAAAAGAAGCAAGTAGCAACATTATTGCAGAAATAGAAGAGCAAATAGATAAATTTATTGAAGATCCTAAAGCATTCAAAAAGTTTGATAGTGTAAAATTCTTTAGAGCAATGCAAGTTAACCAAGCACATGCAAGACATATTCGTAGTTACTATGAAGGTATATTAGGTGAATATCTAATGTTACAAAAGCCCGTAAGTGAACAAGACGAACAACTTAGAGAAGGGTATTCACATCTAGATAAAACAGATATTAAAAAAGCAGTAGACCTATTTCAAGGTATTGTAGGTGCATGTGATTTAATTACCGCAGAAAGTAAAGCAAGTAGAAAAACAAGATCACCTAAACCTAAGAGTGCAGAAAAATTAGTTGCAAAAATAAAATACTGTAAGTCAGACGAAAAGTACAAAGTTGCCAGTATAAATCCTGCAGATATTATAGGATGCAATGAATTGTGGATATTTAATACAAAGACAAGAAAAATAGGCAAGTATATTGCAGAAGAACATCAAACTTTACAAGTCAAAGGTACAACGTTGCAGTTCTTCAATGAAAAAGAAAGTATAGCAAAAACGTTACGTAAGCCTGAACAACAACTTGCAGAATTTAACAAAAGTGGTAAAGTACAATTACGTAAATTTTTACCAAACATAAAAGGTGTTGAAACTAAACTTAATGGTAGATTTAACAATGATACAGTTATACTTAAGGCAGTCAATAATTAATAAATAGTGTATATACAAGGATACACTAATGGCGACACTAGCAAGTTTAAGAGCAGACACAATAGACTACATCCGTTTTCGTTTAGGCGATGGAATGGTAGATGTAGAACTTGATCCAGATCATTATGATAATGTAATAGACAAATCTGTTAAACGTTTCAGACAACGTAGTCAAAATGCATATGAAAGTTCGTATGTATTTTTAAGTGTTGTTAAAGAACAACAAGAATATACATTACCTGATGAAATAGAAGAAGTACGCCAAGCATTTAGACGTAGTGTAGGAAGTGGCAGTAGTGATACTGGTACACAGTTTGAACCATTTGAGGCAGCATTTCAAAATACTTACCTACTACAAAGTGGTAGAATAGGTGGCATGGCTACATATGAAATGTACTATCAGTATCAAGAACTTAGTGCAAGATTATTTGGAGGATTTATAAATTTCGAATTTAATCCTGTTACTAAAAAGATTACACTACTTCGTAAGTTTAGTGCAGACGGTGAACAAATAGTGCTCTGGACATATAACTTACGTCCAGAAAGTAGACTGCTTGAAGACAGACATTCAGGTCCTTGGATACAAGACTATGCACTTGCACTAGCAAAATACACACTAGGTGAAGCACGTAGTAAGTTTAGTACTATTGCTGGACCTCAAGGTGGCACAAGTTTAAATGGTGATGCATTAAAAGCAGAAGCACAAGTTGAACTTGACAAATTGGATGAAGAACTACGTAATTATGTAGATTGTTCTGATCCACTTTCATTTATAATAGGTTGACATTTCTTATATCTATGTTATTATAAAATATAGTTGTTGAGAGGTTTGGATGATAATAGGAATATGCGGATTAATTGGTTCTGGCAAAGGCACAGTTGCGGACATACTAGTAGAACAAGGATATAAAAAAGTAAGTTTCGCTGATAAACTCAAAGATGGTGTCGCAACTGTTTTTGGTTGGGATAGAGTAATGCTTGAAGGCGATACTGATGAAAGTAGAGCTTGGCGTGAACAACCAGATGAATTTTGGACTTCTGAAACAGGTAGAACAATTACACCAAGAATAGTGTTACAAGAGTTTGGTACAGACTGTATGAGAGATGGGTTCTACGATGGTGTGTGGGTTAGTTTACTAAAAAAAGAATTACTACAAAATCCTGGCGATTATGTTATACCAGATGTAAGATTTTCAAATGAACAAAATATGATACGTGATATCGGTGGCCAAGTTTGGCAAGTTAGACGTGGTGATGTTCCACTATGGTGGGAAACTGCAATTAATTGTAATGAATCAAATTCTAGTGAGGAACTAAGCAATCCCATGAAAGTTGTTTTTCCTGAAGTACATGCAAGTGAATGGAAATGGGCTAGACGTGAAGAGGAGTTTACAGTTACTATTGATAATAACAGTTCAATCGAAACTCTTAAATATCAGGTGTTAAGTCACCTCGGTTCCACCCAAAGTTTATTAACTCCTGATTACAATTCAGGCATACAGTTTTCAGATTACGGTTGCTAACATTTTTCAAGTTTCCATCTATATAAAACACAGTGACTTGACTTCTTAAACTTGGTTTAAAACCACAAGCCTCACATTTTCTTTTTACCTTGTATCCACTATCTACCCATAATGGTTTAACAGGTTTATATAATTTTAAACACTGTTCACATTTCTTTCTATAATACTTCTTACCATCCTTTATATAGTTTACTGCTTTAGGACGTTGTCCGCATTGTTCACAACTAGCTCTCATGCATATATTTACCCATACCTTTAAAGGGATTTTGCAAAATAGGTTATTTAGAGGGTGTGTGGATAAATAACAGTATATGAAATACCTTTTAAAAGGAAAGAGAACATGGCACTAATATCACCTGGTGTAGAAGTTACAGTTATAGATGAAAGTAATTACACACCATCAACAGCAGGCACAGTAGCAGCAATTGTTATTGCAACTGCAGAGAATAAAACAAGTGGAACAGGTACAGGCACTGCGGCAGGAACTACTTCATCAAACGCAGGCAAGACTTACTTAATAGGAAGTCAAAGAGAACTTACTGCAACATTTGGAAATCCAACATTTTATAATACAACTGCAGGTACTCCTATAAATGGATACGAGTTGAATGAATATGGTTTAATGGCAGCTTACAGTTTGTTAGGCGTAAGCAATAGAGCATACGTAACAAGAGCAGATATTGACCTAGCTCAACTTGCAAGTAGTACTAATCGTCCATTAGGAAATCCTACAAATAATACAGTATGGTGGGACGTAAGTGCAGATACACGTTGGGGAATATTTGAGTGGAACCAGAGTACAGGTGCATTTACAAATAAAATTCCTACAGTAATTACAAGCACAACTGATTTAGATACTGGTGTGCCAAAAACCTCAATTGGTGCTATTGGTGATTATGCACTAGTTGCTACAAATACAAGTAATCCTGTTTATTATAAAAACAGAAGCAATGCTTGGGTACTAGTAGGAAGTGCAAGTTGGCAAATAGCTCATGCTACTATTGCAGGAACAATTGCAAGTCCAAGATTTACAAACGGTGATAGTATTACAATTAACGGCACAACTGTAACAATGGTAGGTAGTACAGTTGCTGAACTAGCAACAAGTATAAACAATGCAAGTATTACAGGTGTTACTGCAGCAGTACACAGTAATAAAATTGAAATCTTTGCTAACAGTACTGCAGTAGGTGTAGACAGTGTTGCAGATGGTAAAATTGTTCTAGCAAATGCAAGTGGAACAATACTTACTGATGCAGGTTTAACTGCAGGCACTTATGCAAGACCATTAATTGCACAAGATCCACACTATACAGTCCCAGCATGGAAATCAACAGATACTACACCACGTCCAACAGGAAGTGTTTGGGTAAAAACTACTGCAAGTAACTTAGGATTTTTAGCAGACGTAAGTGCATACAATACTGCTACTGCAGCATTTGTTTCAAGTACTGCACCAGCGTATGAAAATGATCAAACTGCACTTAAAAATCTAGATACTACAGGTGGTAAAGATATTAGTACAGGAAGTTATTATATACAGTATGACGTTACCGAAAACGATACTGTTACATATAAATTGTTTCAAAGATACAGCACAGGTGCAACAACTGTTACTGGTCTAGTAAATGATGCGAATCCTCTAACTTCAAGTGAACAGTTTACAATACAGGCTAGTGCTGCAAATAGTACAACACTTAGTACTGCAGTTACAGTAACATTAAGTGGTACATCATTAGCAGATATGGCAAGTGACATAAATGCAGCAAATGTAAGCAATGTAAGTGCAAGTGTAGACACAGGTGGATACTTAGTAATTTCTCACAGTTTAGGCGGAGTGATAGTTCTTAAAGATACATCAGGTACTCCTTTAACAGATGCTGGTATTACTACAAGTATTACAACAGGGCAAGTAAGAGCAGGTAACAACAGTAATTTAATAGTAAGTAACTGGATTGCTCCTACATATACTGCAAGCACAAGTGCTCCAAGTGCAAATCCAGATGCAGATACATATTGGTATGCAGGTGGCTTTGAAGCAGACATTATGATACATAATGGAACAACATGGCAAGGATACCAAAATATTACAGATACAAGAGGATTTGCTTTAGGTAATACAGATCCAAACGGTGTAATTTTTAGTACTACTGCACCAACACTACAAAGCGATGACAGTGCATTAGTTAATGGCGATTTATGGATTGACACAAGTGACTTAGAAAATTATCCAGCACTTTACAGACGTCAGACTGTAGATGGTGAAGCAAAATGGGTTGCTATAGATAAGACAGATACAACAACTGAAAATGGAATTATTTTTGGTGATGCACGTTTTATGGGTGATGGCACAACAGATGTTGTTACTGGTACTATTCCTACAACTAAAACATTACTGACAAGTGATTATGTAGATATTGATAGACCTGATCCTACTGTATATCCACGTGGGATATTACTTTTCAATACAAGACGTAGTACATATGGTGTAAAACAATTTAAATCAGATTATTTTAGTAGAACAAACTTTAGTGATACTACATTATATCCTACACTTCCTACTGAAAAGGATGCATGGGTAACAAGTAGCGGAAGTACATTTGGACGTAAAGCAGTAAGAACAGTAGTTGTAAATGCAATGAAGAGTGCATTAGATGCTAGTGCAGAATTACGTGAAGATGCAAGAACATTTAACGTTATTGCAGCACCAGGATATCCAGAGCTAATAAGCAACATGGTAAGTCTAAATAATGATAGACGCCAAACTGCATTTGTTGTAGGCGATAGTCCAATGAGATTAGCAGCAACAAGCACTGCTATAGAAAATTGGGCAACAAACACAGCATCAGCAGCAGACAATAATGAAGATGGATTAGTAACAAGTGATCCATATTTGGCAGTGTTTTATCCAAGTGCAACAACAAACGATTTAAATAATAATACAGTTGTTGTTCCAGCAAGTCATGCAATGCTAAGAACAATTGCAAGAAGTGACGATATTAGTTTTCCTTGGTTTGCACCTGCAGGTACAAGACGTGGACTAGTAGACAACGTTGCAAGTATTGGATATATCAATGCATCAACAGGTGCATTTATAAACGACAATATTCGTGAAAGTGTAAGAGATACACTTTATACAAATAGAGTCAATCCAATAGCATTTTTCCAAGGAAGTGGAATATTAAACTACGGAAACAAAACAAGAGCAGCTTCATCAAGTGCATTAGATCGTATTAACATATCAAGATTAACAGGATATTTAAGACGACAGTTACAGACAATTGCTACAAGTTTTGTATTTGAACCAAATGATAAAATAACAAGAGACGAAATAAAACAACAAATTGAGCAGACACTCAATGATTTAGTTGCAAAGCGTGGTGTTTATGATTATTTGGTAGTATGTGATGATACAAATAACACATCAGATAGAATTGATCGTAATGAGTTATACGTAGACGTTGCTATTGAACCTGTAAAATCAGCAGAGTT